TTGTTTTTTGTTTTATTAATCAAAAACAAGTTTTTTTCCGTGTGAATCCTGTGATTGTATTCGTGAATTGTCACCCTTGATGCAAATATTTTTGAATCCTTTGCACGTTGTGAATTCAATCCTAATGTTGCAGTTTTTCTAAATGGTGTGTAAAAGGAATCACCATTTGTAATGTCTGCTTTTCCATCATCCGACAAAATAAACAATTGGTCAGGCAATCCCAATGATTTCAAATTGTCAGGTGTCAATGGTGATTGACCGAATGTCAAATTCAAATCACGTTGTGCAGGTGTCAATGGTTGAACTTCTTTGCCTGTTTCGGTTTCGATTGGTTGTTCATCAATCTTTGTTTGTTCCCGGTTGTATTTTTCAATTTTTGATTTGGTCATTTTGAACGGAATTGCTGAATGTCGGCAATTGTAACCACCACGATAAACCGAAAAGTTTTCAGGATTCGTTCCGGGAATCATTCCTGAACCATTTGAATTCGCCCATGAAATTTCCGTTTGTAATTCATCCAACAACAACGTTCCTTTGCCCACCCATCGAACGCATTGTGGACGTGAATCCTGAATCAATGAACCGACATATTTGTAAGCATTCAAACCGAATTCATTTGCAATCCGTGAATTCACCTGACCATCGAATTGATTTAAGGTGTCACGTGCGATTTGGGTTGTGTATTTTTTGAATTTACCCAACGTTAATTCATCCGACAAAATGTAACTTTTCAGATAGGATTCCAAATCAGTAATCGTTGCACCTGAAACAATGTTTTTGAAAATGCCTTCTTTCATCGGTTGAATGAATTGGGTGTCGATGCCTGAACCTGTCAATCCATCAATCGTTTGTTGAACAACCTGTTTTTGCACCGGGTTGATTAATTGTTCCAATTCATCCTGCGACAAATCGTTCACGTCCTTGTGTGCATCGAAATTGAATTCCTTAATTGTGTCAAACGAACGCAAATATTCATTCACCTTTTTTGGATATCCTGATGATGAAATTGCATTTGAAATGACATCATTCAATTCATTAATTATTTGAACGTTTTCATCATCGAACAATGATTTGCCTGATTCGAAATTCATATCCAAAACCTTTTTTCGAACGGCTTCGTAAATCTTTTTTTCAATCGGTTCGAATCCTGCCAAAAACCTTGCATCGGCAACATCCATTGCCGAAAGTTTTTTTTCAATTATTTCGTTGACCTTTTTTGAAAATTCAATTGCCATCAAACAACAGGTGTCATTGTTACAGGTTCAATCGGCTTTGGTGTTCCGATGATTCGTGTTGCAATATCTTCGTTGAATCCGTAGATTTCCATCAACAAGGCAATTGCCGATGCCGGGTCGGTGATTCCTGATGCAACGGATTGTTGGATTCCAATGATGCCCTGAACACCACCGACCGAACCTTTCAAATTCGCTTTGGCTTCGGCTTCACGTTTTTGAATTTCCGAATCAATGTTTATTTGTTCACCACCTGCCAAATCAATCGTTTGCTTTGGAACATATTGTTCAACGATTGGAATCATCTTCGAATCGATTTCAGCAAATATTTTGGACATTTCATTTTCCAAAAATTCCGTTCCGTTTTCAGCAACGATTTGTGACAATACTTTGAATGCATACATTGATTTTATCAGGTCATCCTTTTTGATTGTGCCTGATGCCAACAACATCGATTTGTCCTTTGTATTGATGTGGTAAATGGGGTCATATGTCACCAATATTTCAACCATCCGTGAAATGGATTTATTCCCGGAAAAACGTTTCCGTGCTAAATCCTTTGTTGTTTCAACCAAAAAACAAATCGGTGCATTTTTATCATTCAATTTGTTTATTTCATCAATCAAATCCGTTTCAGTTTTCATCGAAAATGAAATCGGTTTGACAATGACAGGTGACATCGGATTGTTTACGTTCCGATAACCTTCGATGAACAACAACGATTTATAAATTATTTCATCGAAAATATTGTTGCTGATTTTTGTCAACACCATGAACGAATCCTCCCTGTCTATTTCCTTTGCCGTTCCTGATTGTGCCTCATCGATTGGATTCAGGTGCAATGAATCTTCTGCCTTTTTTAAAAGTATTTGCCAAGCATTCCCGGAATATTCAATCACATCAACAGGTGGTGAAACGAATCGAATCATCGGTTCGGATGAATTGTTTCCACCACCATCCATGATTGAATTGTTTTTTTCACGCAGGAAAACACCGAATGGTGAACGTGTAATCACACGTCCTGTGCCCTTGCACACCCTACACGGATAATGTTCCTGTTCATTCTCATTCCAACAAACCCCATCACGGCATCCGGGTGCTGAACAGGTTTCAGCGACCTCCTCACGATATGGAAAACAGGTTGTTGTCATCACACCCTGCCAATCGGAATATTGCCTGATTGCTTCGTTTCCGAATGGAACAAATGCCGAAAAATAACTTTCGAAATAATCGTTGTCAGTCAAATCACCACCCAAAACGATTGCAGGTAATGTTCCCAAATTGTGTTCGTAAATCGGAATCAATTCGAATCGTTTGTCCTTACCTGCACCATATTGTTGATGTTTGTAAAATCCTGTTTCAGTCAACGAATAATAAACCAATCCTTTTTTCTGAACCTTTCCGTTTTCGTAGATTTCCGAATGTTCGTTTTCATCCAACCAAACGATTGCATCATCATCAACGAATTTTAATTGATATGAATAAATCATCACAGGTTTAACATCCACTTTGACTGATGAATCGGTCAACCCTGCACCTGTCGGAATCCAAACCAAAAATCCGTTTGGGTCTTCAATCATTCGCCTGACAACGTATTTTTGAACATATGAATAAAAGTATTGACCATCGAATTTTTGGGTTGACAGGTATTCATTCAATTCCTCTGATACCTGAATTGAAAAATTAGCCGAACCAAAAATCCGATATAACTTGTCGATTGCCCTGTTCATTGAACCTTTTGTTATTGGTTCATAAATTGACAACCTGTATTTTTGGATTTCCGGGTCTTCGTTCGGTCTTCGACTTGTCAGGATTTCACCGGGATTTTTTCCACGTGTATGAACGAACATCGTTTCACGAACGTGATTCCATTCATTCCAATTTTTCGGTTTGTCAATCTTTGACAAATTATCATTCAAATAAACGATATCAATCATTGTTTTATTTATTTACATGAATAGGTTTTTGAACAATCAATTTTTCGGAATGCGACATCGATGAACCATTGGTTTCCGATTTCATTGTTTTTCGGAATTTCCCCATCAACCACATATTCGATTCCATCAACGAACACCGATTCGGCATTCATCAAATTGGTCAACAATTTTGCAACCCTTTGTGGAATTCGGTTTGTTTTCAAAATCCAATTTTCCTGAATTTCCGATGTGGTGGTTTTCAATTTCGTTCCAACAAATTCCTTTGTGATTGCGAATGATGTTTGTTCGAACGCACCCTCAACCCTGTATTGGTTGTAAAATGCAAAAGGTGTTCCGTTGCCGACCATTTGTGTTCCATAATAATATCGGAAACAATCGAATTCCGGGTAAACACCTTCCAACAATATCGTTGTTTTTTCATTTGGACATGGATTGAAAATGTATGGTTCGGAACAAAAACAATATTCGGTTGCCAATCCCAAATCAAAACAAAATTCCAAAACAAAACATCCACGTCCATTTGGGAATTGTGCAATCAAATCATTGTACAATTGTGACGTGTTCAATTCAATCATTTGGATATTTTTCCAAATCGTGTTTCCAATGTAATCCGTTACCGGGAAAACACCGATGAACGATTTGATTTGATATTCGGTGATTGATATTGGGTTGCCCAAATTATCCTCCAAATATTCACCATTGCAACAATCTTTGATGAACCCATCAACGAATCCACCTGAGCCCCATCCATAGGTGAATGAACCATTTGGGTCATTACCATTCATTCCATCGATTTGCTGAAATTGGAACACCATGTTTTCACCGGGATTGATGATGTTGAAATATGGCAAATCGTTTCCACACAAATTGCAATTCCATGAATCGGTGCATTCGCACAAAATCAATCCGTTGTTGATTACGGCTGAATCACAAATTCCCCCACCACATTCCAAAATTTCGATTTCCTTGCAAACAATTCGTGATGACGTGTCATTTGTTTCACACCTGTCATCCGATATGTCGCAAAATACTTCATTGCTGAATTGATATGAATCAAAATAAAATCCCATGTCAGTCGATTAAATATAAACCACAAAGTTGATATTTTCCAACAGGCAATGTTGAAAGGTCAACGTAAAATTGAGCCGAACCATTGAATGTTGGTGATGTGTTGTAAATAGGTGTTGAATCCAATTGTGTGAATCCAACAGGTGAAACAATTGGGTCATCCTCTTGCAAATTGTTGATGCCGTAGGGATATGGGTCTAAAAATGCGATGAACTTACCAACCAAATCAGGTGTCACATTGTCCTGCATCGTTACAATCAAATAATCAAATTGACCCTGACAAAATTGACCTGTTATGGTCACAGGTGGGTTTGTTCCCTTCACACCAGCAATTTGCAATGGTTTGAACAATGACGCAAATGGATTCGGTGTTGTTTCGAAATCAATTGGATGAATTTTGTTGATGTAAACCAAATTCAAAATGAATGGTTGTGGAAACAATGATGACAAATCCAATCTGAAAATGTATTCAAAATAAATATCGACATCTGCCCAATCGTAATTGATGCCCAATGTTGAAACATATGTTGAACCCAATCCACCTGCTGAAATTCGATTCAATGGTGTTGAATCATTTGAAACGAACACCTGTGAACCGGGCAATGATGTTTGTTCATATCGAACACGTCCATTCCATTCAACATTAAAATCCAATCCTATTTCCTGACAAATGAAATCAGGTGACAAATTGTTGAAATTAGCAGGATAACCGGGAATTCGCAACGATTGGTATTGATTGAACATGAAATAGGTTGATTGACCGACATTCGGAAAATTCAATTCCTTACGATAAACATTCAATTTGATGTCAGTCACAAACGTTACCCAATCAATCAAAGCAGGTGACCATCCATAGTCCTTCAAACAATTTTCAAAATCACCTATTTTCACCAACAACGTGTTGTTAATCCGTTCCTTCATTGTCGGAGCAAAACATGAACCATTGTAGGAATTAACGTAATCCTGCCAAACCGATTTGATTTGCAATGGACAACAAATTTCCGTTCCGGGTATTTGTGTAACCGACAATGGTTCGGAAATGAATGAATTGACGATGTATGTTCCTGAATCGTAACAAACGGCAATGACATAATATTGACCTGATGGATTCAAATTGATTCCGAAAAATGCTGAACATTCCCACAATCCCGGA